CACAAAAAAAAACCTTTTTTTTTTGGTGATATTTGTTCAAGATTCACAGTCGTTTCAAATGGTCTTTTTTCTTTTATTGGTCTCAGGAATCGATCGCGATGCCCGTTTCATCCATTCGATCCATACCTCATACGCTTTTTCTCCATGATAGCGCTCCTTAGGCAAAGGATGCGTCATCCTAAAGATCATAAAATGTAGATCCCGGATTATACTGTCATCATAGGTTCTCTGGAGATAGTTCGACATGCTTTCATGATGATAAAAAACAAACATCATCAAAATACCAACACTAAACGTGTCTACCTTGGAAGGATCATAGCGAATTAACTCCCTGTTCTCTTTACTGGCATACACCTTGAAATAAATTTCACTGTAAGAATCCTTAGGAAAAGATGAAGGATCGACTTGAACCTTGTCTCCTTGTCTCTGAATCCTTTCCAAGAGTATTTCAAAAGCCAGGCGAGGATCGGTGCCAAAAAGAGTCCATAATTTACAATACTTGCTCTCTTGCATCCTTGATATAAATCCGTTCTCATCGGAGCATATAAAAACCGTTTTTTTATGTTTTTTGTCTAACAATAATCCACGCGCTCGATAATAATAGGTTTCTAAAGGCCACACATAATACACCGGTTGATAAATATGGCTGTTCAAATCATCAAAATTCATCATTAAATCAAAATCGATAAGTCCAAGCTTTCCCGATTTCGGATCAAACAACACATTTTCCATTTTGATATCCCTATGCGCGTAACCTGCCCTATGAAGTAGTAAAAGGGAGTACATGATGCTTATCCAACCTTTTAGTAACTTTTCGGCCGTCTCGTCATCGATTTCTTTTGATATAAGAAGGTCAAAAAGCGAGATCCCGTCATTACGAAAACTGATCCTGTTTTGCGACCGATCAATTTGTATTACAGGACTTCTCATGTACTGACGCGTCCTATCAATTTCTTGTGTTATAATTCTATCCCATAAAATGGCGTTTTGTAAACCATCCTCTCTTTCCCCGCTGGGAAAATAAATCTTATCAATGACTCCTTGACGACGGAATACTTCTCCGTAACTACCTTTGCCCAATAACTGTGTTTTCATTCCTGTTTTCAGTCGATACTTATTTACTGCTCTTGTTTTACGACTCTTCTGATATTTTTCCATAAGGTCGTCGTTCAGAAAAGAAAAGTTGTTGACTAATGATTGACCACCAATGCCCGGAAAAATACGTCGCACGATTTTGCAAAGAAAAAGAAAAGCTTGAAAATCCATTCGATGGAAAGTTTCCTCACGTACCAAATTACTACCTATTTCGTGTAATCTCCTCTCCACCTCTTTTCGATCCGCGTCTTCTTGTAGCGCGTAAAAATAAAACTGGAGGATCTCGGAATCGCGCGGGATAAAAAGCCGGATGTAAAAGAATAATCCCAGACAATGTTTCTCTTGTACGGTCAAAGGCATTCCCCTTTTTTTTTGAAAATCCAACAACACACGATCAATAGTATACAACTTTCGGAGACTATAATCAGACTCCGAAAGAGAATCAATATATTGATTTGCCTCTGTCACAATTCTCATTTCTCCCTGTCAATATATTTTTTTCTGATTTTTTCTATTCTGTAATGGACTTGTTGCAAAAAAGAATGGATTGAGAAGCTTCCAAGAACGTAAACCACTGTCTCCTGCAAATAATTTGCATTCTTTCCTTGGAATGATAAAGAGATGGAATCGCCTTAAATACGAGCGTTTGTGTTTTCGGATCATAGTCCAGTTGATAAAGCGTTTCTCGCTGGCGATTGGACTGAGCTACGATGCGATCGATTGCATTGAGGAGTTGGTTATCAAAACTAAAAATATTCTGGCCCGGGTCCTCCATCTTTTCGGGTCGTGGTCGTGGAGGAAAATACAAGAATAAATACGTCGCATAATTCGTCAATAAACAGCCTGATTTGATCATGGGATGCGACATTCCTGCAGACTCCACGGCAAGACGGTTGTGTTTCAACAAATGAGCTTTCAATCCTTTGTCTCGTAATTGTCTAAACATTTCCTCATATCGTGTCTGGCAATAATTCTTTTGTGTCTCCCAGCTTTCTGGAGAAGGACGATCCAGATAAACCTGTATATCATAAGCGCATTGAAAGATCCGAGACCCATCCTCTTCATAGACAAGTGCATACAGTAATGGCGTGGCCTCTGATAAACATTGAAGCGCCTTTTCTCGCGTAGGGATCACTTTCTTATTAAAACGACGTCCCGTAATCTGCCATTCCAATACTATTTGCTCCAGGACCTCTCGCACCTTTAGCGGAGATAAGAGTGAATTGCTCATTGGATTCCGTGGAAGGGAGGGTAATAAGGCCATCTGTTGTGGGTCAAAATTTTCCAGATTGGTGCTCCAGAAGAGTAATAAAAATTCCGGATCCGCAAGGAGATGTTCCTCGGGATTGTAATAACACATGTAAACAGGTACGTCCTTCCAAATACTATTGCTTGTCACATTGAAATTGATAAGATTCTCATCGATCAGGGTATCTTTTTTTCTAACCTCCTCATTACGAAGAACCAAAAGACCACATCGGATAATCTGTTGCAGACGATTTTTTTTCTTTTCATCAAATCCACTTTTCGTAATCAAAACGATGGGTAGACCCGTAGATTGTAAGAGCAAAGACCTGTTTTCGAATTTTATCAAGGCTTCCACAAATAGAGTTGTCATGTATTTTTCCCATTGCTTTTCTCCTCCTGTGCTCTTTGGCAAAGTTCCTATAGTTACACGGATTTCCTTTTCAGGAACGATTCGAAGACTCAAAAGACTCATTTTTCTTTCTTCCTTCTTGAGAAAAAAAAAAATGAAGACTCCTCCTGCTTTTTTGGATCACCATGATCGATCGATTGTCACCTATCCTGCCCACATTGTCCATTTCTTAATTTTTTCCTTTCTCTCACTCTCTGTGTCTTTTACTACCGTTTAACAGATGATGATGATGACCACTACCTCACTTTATACGGAGCTTCCCAAAGCATTCATGGCAAAGAAGCATATTGATTCTATGAATGTCCTTTCCGATGCGGAGCGTCTTTGGCTCGACAAGCCTTTTCTTCTTCAGACTCTCGCTACCCTGGACTATGCGTGTGTCACCGAGGTACCCTTCTTCTTGTTTCCAGTCCTGTTTTCGACCCTGACCAAGGAAGATGTGGACGGCTATTTTTCCAGATCGCAATGGATTCGTCAAGACCTCCTCGTTCTCCTGGAATGCCATGGACAGGAGACGGTTTACGAGCGCGCTCTCTTTGCTTGTGAAAAGGGTTGTCTTCCCTATCTCCGCTACATGCACGATCTGCGTATCATGCCTTTGGTCTCCAACATGCTGATAAAGGCCCTCCATTCTCCAGACATGATGGATTGGCTGTTGGAGAAGGGTGCACGGTTGGATGAGACCGTCTTTCATGCCGCCGCCCTGAAGGGCGATCAGGACATGATGAAATGGCTCGTGACCAAGAAGTGCCCGATCGATGTGGAAGGCGCCTACCGCGCCGTGGTGGATACTCATCGTGTAGAAACCCTTTCCTTTCTCTTGAACGAATTGAAACTCAACACTATGAGTGCCGATGAGAAGGAGGACGTGTTTATTGGTATGATCCTCAACGACAAGGTCGACATGATGCAATGGTTTCTGGATCAGGGGTGGAATCTCCCCTCGGACTTCAGCATCGCCAGTTTTGTCCTCCATAACGAATCCATCGCCGCACTCAAGATGATGGATGCTCGTATTGATCTTTCCTATTATCATTACTTGCTCATGTATTCCGCCATCCGGGAATCAAAGATGCTGATCCTCCACTACCTCGTCAAGGAAAAGAATCATCCCCTCACTTCTTCTATGGCCGTGGATGCCGTTCATTATCAAAACCTTCCCATGCTTCGATGGCTCAAGGAGAATGGCTGTCCATGGGTCAAGAAGACCTGTCTGCGCATCGCTACGGACATGAACAACCAAGAGATGGCGCAATGGATTCGGGAGTACGATCCCCTCCGCAATGACCGCAACGGCGCTTTTTGTGGCAAGACCCTCAAAGAGCTCAAGACCCTCTGTCGTGAGGCGGGAATCGCCGTCTCGGGAACACGGATCCAGCTCATGAATCGACTGGCGGATGCCTCCATGCCCAAGCCTTAGTTTTTTTTTTTGATGATAGTTTGCTCCATAAAAAAAAAAGAAAGAAAACGTGTGACAAACATTAACATTTTATGGCGTTTAATAACTCTTCACACAATTGTAGATAAGAATCAGAATCCAGATCTTTCAAGTCCAGGACATACTCTAAGCCTCTGGCTTGGGGTGGTCTTCTTAAAAAGGTTGTTTTGAATTGTTGTCGGAGTGTGGAATATTGTTGTTTGGAAAGATGTTTGAATTTCAAAAGATCTTTGTAAGTTTGTGGTTCATAATCATCCTCATTCAACCAAAAGCCAAATTTAGAGATTAGCAACCAATCTGAAATCCAGTTGGCCGTATTTGAACCAATAAATTCAAATCTCTTTTCACCGGTATTTGAAGTATCGAAATAATATAAATGTTTCATTAATAAGATGACTACACATCGAAGAAAACTATTATACTTTTTATTTTCTTGCTTCGGCTCGGTGTAACTATGCATAAATACACCTGGCCTTCCGTCACTTGAGAATTCTAATTTTATGTTGGATACACAATGATTATTTCGATTAAGATGTAATTCAAGTAAATAGTATTCATCATCTAACAATTTAAAATCCAGACTATACGCCTTTCCACATTTTTTTTTCAAGAGTAAATTAAGATAATCAAACAGTGGATTGACTTCTGTCAAATCAAAACCTTGGATTTCCATTTTTATGTAGCTAAAAAAAAAATTTTTTAGAGAGGCAAATTTTGCCATCGAGAGTGTGAAAAACGCCAGCTAACAACCTGAAACGGCGCATTTGTTGACTTTCTACGCATGTTTATTGGTTGTCCCTCTTTTCATAATCAAATACTAATTTTTGGTCACACGTAATGGTGAAAAGAAAAAAGATTTTTTTTTTTCCAATGATTTTATTAAATTATGCTCGATCGGATTCCTATCGATCTACAAGAGCGTATTTTATGTTTTCTTCCCTTGCTTGGTATCGCCATGCGACCCGTTTCCACGAATTATCGACGTTTATGGATCAATGCCATATCAATGGATCCCGTTTTATTTTCCGATTGGAAAACGCTCTTGTCCCTGCGGATCATCACGAAAACACTCCAGTCCCATCTCCAGGAAAAGATTACGGAGCGTATTGAATTATCCTCCTCGATTCCCGTTAAGAGTCATTATCTCTCCTCTTTTCAGATCCAGCATTGGGAATGGAAAAGAAAAAAGTTGGGTACCTCCATTCGTATCCTGCATGAAAGACTTCATCGGATGCATCTAAAGAAACTGAAATATTTGTCTCTGATGCGTCGTGCTTATCGACGTTTCCCTTCCTAAAAGAAAATCTTTTCTATTGTTTATGAATAGAAAGAAAAACCATGTCTATTCCCACTCCTTGTCTTTACGATTCTCAGAAAATATCCAAGATCAAGCAACAGCTCATCTTTGATATCCAGCAACAAACCCCGCCTATCACCCAATATATCCTGTCCATTACTCGTCCCGTGTCCATCTCGGAAACTCTCGATGATGGCTCCATTGTAAATTTCGTTGGACACATTGTCACCGATAAAATCAGTCAGGAGCGCGTCGGGGTTCTTCGAAAATACGAGGGAGAAGCCATCTCTTATTATAATTATCTCCCCTTGAGCCCGCGCTTCTCTTTTCTGAATAAACTCGAGCTCCAGGGCATCAACGGTACCTGGCGACCTGGACCTCTTCTTGCCATCACCCCCAATTTATTTCTCAATTCCTACGACATTAATTACCAGCCCATTGACAAATCCATCAATGCACGATTCACCCTTGAACCCACCGGTTTCTTTCTGACCATTGATATCAACAGCAATCCCACCATCTATCGTCTCTTTTGTGTCGAGAGCGATTATGCCCAGGGCGTGAGCATCACCGGTTCCAGCATGAATCTCAATTATGGCGTCGGCGGGTCCCTCCGTCTTTCCACCAGTCCCACCGGTACCGATGGCAATTGGTCCTACTTTGATCTCCTTGGCAAGACCATCTCTTGGGACGTCGATCTATCCAATGTTCCCTGCGGTCTCAACGCCACATTTTACTCTGTCTATCTACAGAATGGAAGTCAATATCTGGATGCCTGCGCCACCAATCCCGCCACCACCGAGCTCGATTTCATGGAAGCCAATCTTTCTTCGTGGCATACCACCTTCCACTCTAAAAACAATGATTGTGGTGGCGCGCCTCCCCTCGGATACGGAGGTACCATCAACGATCCCCGATACGAGTTTGTGGATCTCTCAGGCGTCCAAAAGAATCCTACATTGTTGTACGGCCCCGGAGATCAGTACGTCATCAATACCCTCTTGCCCTTCCACGCCTCCATTGCACTGAATACTACCGCCGGCGTCCTCAGCTCTGTGGTCCTCACGCTCACCCAGGGTCTGGGCGCTATTGGACAGAGCTATACCACGGCCAATGAACAGTATCCAGGATGGCTGGCGCAGATCGGCACTGAGATTGTCAACACCGCAACCAGTGGCAATGTCCTGGTGTGGAGCGTCTGGACGGGTGGCCTGGATTGGCTCGAATCACCCCCGTGCTCCGCCAACGCCCAACCCACCTGCACCTCTACCTCTTGCCAGTTCACCATCTCTAATACTTCTATTCAATAATTCCATCAATGGATACGTTTCATGATAAACACAACCTTCCATGTCTTGTCCGTATCCCATTGACGAAACTCGACTATTTTTCCCCGATAAAGAGAATGACACAAGGAAAAAATATTCATGATGATGGCATATCGTTCTTCCTCGTTGAGGACGCAGGTACGACCACGTAGCAGGGTGAGATGAAGCACGACCTCATCATCCAGTAGCGTATCGCTGTTTTTAAAGAGAGTGACGATATCTTCTTGGGGAGATCGTGGACCTTCTCGTGCGAATTTGGTACCACGGTACCCTCCACAATAATCCAGATATACGGCACTCCATCTATCCTCCGCCTCTGTCAGCGCCGGTCTCCGGCTCATATATTGACCCACGGACATTTTCTGGGAATGACCGCCACGCGATTTGACGGATTGCACCACTCGTTCACCAAGATTAGGACTATAATAATGAGCGGGTAGTCCGCCTTGCGCTTCAAAAGCAGCCATCGTTCGTGGACGCTTCTGAACGTCATCAAAATCATCCAATGCCAGCAATCGTATTTCCCTCATCTGCTTGTTTAATTTTTTGATATCCTGAAGCAGGATTCTATTCTGATTTTGTTTTCGTTGGATATATCGATGATCTCGCAAGGGCACCCCGCCACCACCACCTCCTCCTCCTCCGCCTTCCTGTTGTTGTTGCATATCCTGATCTTGCTGATCCTGATCCTGTGAAATTCTATATAGTGAAGTTCTGTACGGATACACAAGATCTTTTAATGGTATATCAAAGAGAAGACTACTTCCGCCACGACGAACACGTCCCATGCTCCCTTTATGCCCCACCCATTCAAAATCACCCGCAAGATCCCTATTTTGGCTTATGCTAAAAACTCGTTCTCCCTCACGAAAATCTTGAGGTCGTTTTCTCTTCTTTCCTCCCTTTGCCGATAAAGCTTCTCCTCCTCTCTGCTGTTGTTGTTGCTGATCAAAACCATACCCGTCTGGAAAAATCATTTCCCGTAAAGGAATCTCGAATTTGCTGTCATTCGCAGGATTTCGAAGAATACCCATACCTTTTGATGTCGCTTTTCCCCACCACTCAAAGAGTCCATTATAAACAGGATGAGTGCTACGTATAAGACTCCCTTTTTTCAATGACAATCTTCTTTTTCGCGGTTCGGAACTCATAATTTTATATCTTGAAAATAAAATTAAAAGATTTCTTGTCCAAACAAAAAAAAAACTCATGCTCATTGAGAATTATGATTTTCTTCGTGCCCAGAAGCGGTCCGGTATTCTTCTTGCCATCCTTCTTCCCATCCTTCTCGTCGCATTCCTTCTCGGTTTCTCCACTCTTATATTGTTGAATCAGCTTTCCTTGACGGCGAAATGGTCGCCCGCTATGCGAAAAACCCTCTTCTGGATCTTGTTTGTATTACTTATCCTACCCTTCTTTTGGAATCAATGCGCAGCACTTTTTCTCTGTGCATTGGTCATTGTATCTATTTTCTTGTCCGGCGTCTCCACACTCACACCCACGACTTCCGCTCTCTCTTCCACTTCCCTTTATCGTGGCGTCACTCTGACTTGGATTCTTGTAATCCTGACCATCCTCTATGCCGTGTCCATGTATTTTATTCTCATGGTAGCACTCTACATGTATGGCACTTCTACCCCCTATGACCTTTCTCATCCCCTTATTTATACACAAACCTTTATTGATTTGGAGGATATCCACCTACCCACCGCTCCCCAATACGACATGTCCCTATTCCATCAGGAACAGGTTGAACACGGAAAGAAAAAAGCCGCCTCCTCACGTATCGTCTTTGGTGTTTTGGCCAGAGATGTGGCGCCCACCGTCGAAGGAATGAAGAAGAAGATTGAAGGATTGGGTGACCTCTTTCAAGACTACCGCGTCGTCATCTTTGAGAATGATAGCAACGATGGCACACGGGATCTCCTGCAGGCATGGCATCGCGACAATCCACGCGTCCAGATTCTTTCCTGTTGTGAAGAAGGTCAATGCGAGTGTCGTCTCTCTGTTCAGCATCTGCATCAAATGGGCATGGAATCTTCCCAACGCATGGACAAACTGCGCCATTTCCGACAAAAAGTTCTTCGCTACGTTCAACAGCATTATGCCGATTACGATTACTATCTTGTCATTGATTTTGATCTACCGGGCGCCGTCTATCGCGACGGATTTCTATCCACCTTTGCCCGAGACGATTTTGATATGGTCTTTGCACGAGGTCTTACCACGTTTCCATTGTTTAGCACGGCGCTGTACGACGGTATTGCTTATCTTTCGGATAAGGATTCTTTTGATGACCCTTCTAACGATCTTGAAACCTTCTTGCGAATCAATCGCAATCTGCGATTCTTGCGTATCGGTGATCCCTGGGCACCCGCGCGATCGGGATTTAATGGGATGGCGATATATCGAATGAAGAGTGTCCTTCATGCCACCTATACGCTTCCGGGCGGGAAGAAACATCGTTGTGAGCACATCGATCTTCATTACGATATGTACCAGAAAGGGTTTGGACGCATCTACTACAATCCCAGCATGATCCTTTTTGCGGGTCATCAAGGCAAGGAAAGAAAAGATACGACGTGGAAGGAATATAAGAAATACGTGTCGGGTCTTTGGACAGCCGTAGTCGGTACGACATCGACAAGATCATCGACGACGACTCACATATGTTGAAGTTTGATGGCGGAAAGAGCTTTTTGAAGCTCTTTCATTTGTTGTTGTTGTTGCTGTTGTTTTCGTTCAAAATGTTCGAATTCCTGATAATTAACAAGTAGACTTGAACCGCTCATGGAAGAAACAATCAGTACATTCTCGGTCGGAGGAACAGTCAATATATATTTTTGTATATAATAATGATTTACACGATTGATTCTATCGACCATGGTATATCCCTGTGGGGCCATCATAAGGCCAGACACAGAAGCAAATAACATCATCCGGATACCCAATGCGTTACATTGCGAGACAAATTTCTGGAAATTGATCTTTTTCCTCCTGTCGACTTCTCCATGGGGAGGTCTTGCCTGGACCTGGTTGGCGTAGAGAGGATACTTGGCTTTTAATTTTTTTAATTGTTTGATGTCTTCACAATTGGAAACTCCATAATAACGAATTAGACCCAGGTTCACCGCTTCTTGTAGTACGTCGAATTCCTCGGGTACCCCACACCCATGATGTTTCAAAAACAAATCGATATATCCACAATCTAATTCTTCCAAGACACGTCGGATATTGTCCAGCGTGATGGTATTGGATTTCCATGTCAACCAATATTCATGTCGCGGTAAACAAGCAAGATTTTGTTTCAGTATCTCAAAATAATGGACATCATTCTGCACATAAACGTCGGCACCATCAAAATGCCGATATCCAATCTCAATCGCCATCGGTAACGTTTTTTTAAGATTCGCTTGGACCGTCCCAAAACATAATTGGGGCATCATGAAAATCCTTTTCGGCGACCGAGGGCGATGAAGAATATCCATCAAACATTGGACAAGACGAGGTCGATCCGGATACCATTCCAACAGCGTTCTTTCTTTACTTGAATCATCTTGAGAAGAAGACGCCAAGAGCTGATAGATTGGATCCACATCCTCTTTTGTTGCTGTTTTCGAGATCATTTTAATTTTTTTATTATCATGACAAAAAAAATAAAATGAATATTTCACTTGACCTCTTGTGATTGCAACAGGTCATTCATCTTTTCCAACCCTTCTTCATACAGCTGAATCTTTTGTCCATAATAATGAAAATTAATAAGACTCAGAAGCAAAAAGAGAAACGTAAACAAGCTTAGAAAGAGAACGATAAAGACGTGGAATGGTATTGGGTACACGATTTTGACAATGAATGTCGTCATCACACCCACCATAAAGGCAATCGTTACCGATTGTCTCCACACACATGAATTGCATACGATACCCACGTTCAATTCTTCCTCGTCCAAAAATAAATTCAAGACCCCTTCTAAGGATGTTTTGGATCTTAACCGTGGACGGACTTGTTTATTGAGATAATCATCAAGAATAAAATTAGACGCATTCTTCATATCGTTCATACTCCGTGCCTCGGCAAAAATGACGGTAAAGAAAATAATCAAAAGGACAATATACACCGAAATTTCCAGCAAGCCATAAGAGCATGTATTCATTTTCGGGGGAGGGGGCGGATTTTTTATTCTCTGAACGAATAAAAAAAAATATCAATTTCCCTTGTTGTCTTGTCTTGTTCCATCATGAACATTCATCATCCGACAGCGGGTAACCTTCAAATTCATCGTCCGACATCAAAAGATTAAATGTACCTCCAGCACTTGATCCACCACAAGTAGAATCAGAATCACATTCAGACTCCTCTTCTTCCACGACCTCGGGTTTCAATGTCCCAGTAAAACGCAAGGCTTTACCTGTTGCTGTCCCTGTATCCTCACATACACAGAAATCAGTCAACTTATATTTTCTACGGAAGGCCCAAATATCATGGATGTTACGACAAATCACCTCATGTTGCTCTTCTTTATCCTCCTTGTGCTTGTGCTTGTGCTCGTGCTCGTGCTCGTGCTCGTGCTCACGTACAGGAGGACTGTTGAGAGGGAGATGACCACCAATCGTGGTGGTGGTGAACTTGATACATTCTTTCATCCAATGATTAATATCCGCTCCAACGTTGTAGATGCGATCAAGAAAAATAGACGATTCCATTATTACAACTTTTTATCTTCAATAGACAAAGATCAACGTTATTCTGGTCATCACTTTTTTTTTATATACAGACGAATAAAAAAAACCCTTGTGGTCCCATGAACACCTTTCTGCTATCTTTTCTTGTATTGTTTCTTATCCTCCTTGTCATTGTCCTTGTCTTTGTGGTCTTGCTCCTGCGTGGACCTTCTCTGTCTCGAGAGGGTCTCCCCAGAGCGGTTTCTTCGTCGAAGAGTGAAAACAACATCCCCAAGATTCTCCTCCAGGTATCCAAAGATCATCAGCCCATGGAAGTCATCGAAGCCCTCATGATTCATGCTCCCGAATATCGTTACTTCAATCTTACTGATGATGGTTGTATCGAATATCTGCGCAAACATCCCATGAAAGAATTCCCCGCTCTGGAAGACAAGTTTCATTCCTTCAAGACGGGTGCTCATAAAGCCGATCTCTTTCGCTATGTGTTTCTTTTCCAGAACGGGGGTGTCTTTATCGATTCCGACATGATGATTTATACCTCTCTTGATAATGTCCTTGGCTCACACGATGTGGTGACCATCCGGGGATATGAATTCTGGCAACGCACGCTTTTTAATGGATTTATTGGAACGGTGCCGGGACATCCCATTCTCTTGGAGGCTCTTCGACACGCGTATTCCACTCCCCAGGAGGCACTTGAGAAGGATTATTACTTGTTGGTCAAGCAATTCTATTCCATCGTACAACGCTACTGTCAGATGTATCCTCACGAAAAACAAACCATCGGTATCTATCAGGAAAAAATCGCATTGCGTTTCCAAAACATGCATACCGTGACCATGACCACCCATACTCCTCCCATCGCATTTGCCCGTCATTATTTTTGGAACAAGAAAATACCATTCCTCAATGTCTTATCATGAATAAACACAATGTTAGCACCACTTACTACCATATAAATAATCACTGCCATATTCATATTCCCTTGCAGTAACGAAATTACCAAAACCATTGTAACGACAATAATTACGAAAACCGTCTGTGGCTTTTTTTCTTGAAAAATAATGAACAGTATGACTATACCCACCATTCACGAAATAGACAAGCGTGATAGTGTATTGTGGCATTTTTTCTTTTTTGTTTTTTTCTTTCACAAAAAAAAAAACTTTTTAGAATTTTCAATTCATTCACATAGCAAATTGTGTTAACCATATTTTTTATTTTGAAACCATCGCCATATCCGGTAATAATAGGTAAGGGGTGTTTTCTCGTTTTTTTTGTTGGGATTGTAAATTCAAAATTTTTTTATATCTTTTAGTAATTATAGACTGAATTTCCCTTATGGTAAAGGATTATTTACCGGTCTTGGCCACAATGGATATCAATATTGTTTCTCATGGAGGGGTTTCAAGTAATTACCTGGTTGCCTATCTACAAAACAAAGGTCTCCGTGTGATTTCACATATCTATGAATATGTATGCCACTATCCTACAAAGCTCCTTCCTTTTCAAAAATGCATCTATCTGTATGGAGATATTCCGAGCGCTATTTTATCCATGCATCGACGTAATTACCTCGTTGTGAATATGAATAAGATTCGTTGGGGTATTACTGATCATGTCGATCGTCGGGAACATTTTCTAAAGATGTATCCCGACGATCCCGTCGGTATAAAAGCACAGATAAATCATTTTCGAAACACGAAAAATACGGTCATGCTCCAATACCCTTATACCGTTGAACAATTGCAACAGGCCATGGATACTCTTAATATCCACGTCGATCTTTCCGAATTTAAAATCCAGAAACGAAAGAATGAATATCGTCCAGGTATGGACCTGAAAGATGATGTACTAAAACGAATCCTTCGCCCCTATCTTCACGACGCGTAAAGACTCTGCACCGGTACTATTGGGTGGACACGTCTCGTTTCGCGAAAAACATGTTTTTTTTTTTGGTGGGAACCCAAAAATAAAACCTTTTCAGAATTTTATTTTTTTCAAAAAATCCAAACACTTTCTATTTCTGTTTTTCTCGTCACCACCCCAACTCCCTGACACGCCTATCTATTTGTCTTCATCTCCCACCTTTACCACCAACCCGGTACTAATGGGTGTACACGTCTCGTTTCGTCAAAAACATGTTTTTTTTTTGGTGGGAATCCAAAAAATAAAACCTTTTCAGAATTTTATTTTTTTCAAAAATCCAAACACTTTCTTTCTGTTTTTCTCGTCGCCAGGATTGCCCCTTTTAACCTATTTAAAGGGCGCCAACTCCCTGACACGCCTACCGCCACCCGGTACTAATGAGTAGACTCGTCTCGTTTCGTGAAAAATATGTTTTTTTTTTGGTGGGAATCCAAAAAATAAAACCTTTTCAGAATTTT